AAATGGTAAAGCAGTATTAGCGTTTGCAAAAGCATTTTCAGAAATGCCTGCTACTACTGTATCTATGTCGGGTATGCTGGCAGGATTCTTCTCTGGTCCCGAAATCCCATATGCTGAATTTGAAAAGTTTGCTCAATTTGAAATTGATGTAGCTAAGACTGAAAATAATTCAAAAGCATTCATTGCATTTAGTAATGCGATAGCTACCTACAGCGGCTATGGTGCAATTGATGGGTTAGGTGCTGTTACTACCGCACTAGCAGATTCAGTAGTTCAATTTTACAAGATTGATCCTCCTGAAGTAAGATTTAAGAAATTTGCGGATCTTATTATTGATCCTGAAAAAGCCAAAATCAACGCAATAGCATTCAAGGATTTCTCTGAAGGAATGCGTCAATATAGAGGACCACCAGGAATTTTGGCCTCTATTAGCTCGCTGATAGGTACAAAGATTAATAGAATATTTGGTGCTGATGGTCCCATTGAAGCATTCATAAAGTTTAGTAAAGATACTAAAGAGATTGGCCCAAATGCAGCTAAAAATGCTAGAGCATTCTTCCTCTTTGCAAAATCAATCAGTATTATTACTGGGGGAGGATCAGGTGCTAGCGGCGGAGATCTATTTTCTGGTTTGGTATCTTCAATCAGTGGATTTTTCGGTGACGACGGCGGCGGCGCCTCGGGCCCGGGGCAGAGGGAAGGCAATTTCTTTAAAGGTGACGCAGGTACCCAGCAAGGCAACACAGTTAGAATCGGAAACGAAATAAGAGAAGGCGGTACAGTATCTTGGAGAACTAATAACCCCGGAAACGTTTCTTATGGTGGTTTGTCTAAGAGTTACGGTGCAGTCGGACGTTGGATAAAACCAGATGGTGACCGTCAGCAGCGCACTACCGGTATTGCTATTATGCCTACACTAGACCACGGTTATGATTTAAAAATGGGATTGTGGAGAAGACCATTATATGCGAACGACACTGTGGCTCAGGGTGTTAGTAGATGGGTAACTGGTAGAGCTAATCCTGTTGCGCCACACACTGCAAATTATGCGAGTGACCTAGCCCGCGCTGCTGGTGTTCATACTAATTTCCCGATCAGAAACTTATCAGATTCGCAGCTTAGACCAATGGTCTTGAAACAGAAAGTGTGGGAAGGCTTTAGAGAGGGAACAATTCGCCGAGCTAAAGTAGGCGGCCTCTTCTCTGGTCCCACTTCAGGTTATCCAATGGAACTACACGGTACTGAGTTAGTTGTCCCTGTTAACAGTAACTCAATCTTAATGAAACTTGCGACTGAAGCCGAAACAAACATTAATGATGCTATCAATAACTTAGGACAGGCTAACAAAGTTAATGCAGCCACTAGTGGAAAAACAACAAGTACATCTGCGATTGATGTACAAAGAATAGAGTCAATAAGCAGCATGTTTGATAACATCATTGATGCAATAGATGCAACCGATGATATTGATAAAAAGATATTACGTTATACCTAATAATAGCATAAATACTGATTGAAAAGTGAAGAATTCTACCTATGTCATATAAGAAAAAGTTTTTAAACAAGTCAGGCGTATCAAGCCCTATCTCTGGTATGAACAGCAATGCTGGCGCCTGGAACGGTCAAGACGGCTCAATGTCAGGCGGATATAACAATACTGAGTTTGGCTATAAGAACTACATGAGTAGACTTCCTGAAGTCTATACAGGCCACCCTAACAGAATTGAGCGTTACAACCAATATGAAATGATGGATGTTGATGCTGAAATCAATGCTTGTTTAGATATCATTTCAGAATTCTCAACACAGCGCAACGAACACAATAAGACACCGTTCAGCTTTGAATTCAAAGAAGACCCTACTCCACATGAAGTAGAATTGCTAACTAAGCAGTTACAGCAATGGTGCAAGCTAAACGAATTTGATGTTCGTATGTTCAAGATTTTCCGCAACATCATTAAGTACGGAGATCAAGTATTTGTTCGTGACCCAGAAAACTTCAAGCTTTACTGGGTTGACATGGTTAAGGTTATTAAAGTAATCGTTAACGAATCAGAAGGTAAGAAGCCTGAACAGTATGTGTTGAAAGATATCAATATCAATCTACAGAACTTAAGTGTTGCACAAAAGACGAATACTGACTTTGCAGCTAATCCGGCAACTGGACTAGGTGGCTCAGGCGGCGGCACTAATACTCCGTATACTGTTCCTGCTATGCCTTACAACACATCAGGTTCACGTTTTACATTAGGGCAGAGTGAGTCTGCGATAGACAGTAAGCACATTGTTCACTTGTCATTGACAGAAGGACTAGACCGCTTTTGGCCGTTTGGTCAATCAATTCTTGAGAACATCTTTAAGGTCTATAAGCAGAAAGAACTATTAGAAGACGCTGTTCTTATCTATCGTGTACAACGTGCGCCTGAACGTAGAATGTTCAAGATTGACGTTGGTAATATGCCAAGTCACTTAGCTATGGCATTCGTTGAGCGTGTTAAGAACGAAATTCACCAGCGCAGAATCCCATCAGTGTATGGTGGCCAATCAATAGTTGACGCTACATACAACCCACTGTCAATGAACGAAGACTACTTCTTCCCTGTCACAGCAGAAGGTCGTGGTTCAAGCGTTGAAGTTCTTCCAGGTGGACAAAACTTAGGCGAGATTGATGACTTGCGTTACTTCAACAACCGTCTTGCTCGTGGTCTTCGTGTTCCGTCAAGCTATCTTCCAACAGGCCCAGATGACAACACTACACCATTGAGTGATGGTCGTGTTGGTACTGCTATGATTCAAGAATTCAGATTCAATCAGTATTGTGAACGTCTACAGAATTATATGGCATTGAAGCTTGACGAAGAATTCAAACTATTCCTTCGTTGGAGAGGCTTCAACATTGATACAAGTCTGTTCCAGTTAGTATTCAATCCTCCTCAGAACTTTGCTGCATATCGCCAAAGTGAACTAGACAATGCTAGAGTAGGCACGTTCACTAGTATGGAAGGTCTCCCATATATTTCAAAGAGATTCGCACTTGAAAGATTCTTGGGTCTAACCGAAGAAGAAATTAAGCGTAACGAAAAGCTTTGGGAAGAAGAAAACCGAGAAGAAGTTACTGATGAACCCGGTGGCAGTGATCTACGTAACATCGGGATATCAACTGGTGACTTTGATGCAGATATGGAAACTGCCGACGAGATTGAAGCGGGTGAAGAAATGGCTGATATGGGTCCAGAAGCAGCAGGCCCCGTCGGTGATGCAGGCGGAGCAGCAGTTCCTGGCGGTGCAGCAGGCCCCGTTGGCGGCGGCGGCCCAATGCAAATCTAAAAGATAAATAGTTTTATGAAACTATTAGAAATGTTTGACGCCCCGATCAATGGATTGCAGGATGTTAATGCTGACAATAGCAAACCTACCTATAGAACATCTAGAAAAACAAAACTAACTCTAAAACAAATTCGTAAGCTTCGTAGAATGCTAGATGTAAGAAACTACGAAAAACAAAAATACTTAGGAAATGTTCGCAAGCAGTACGGTGCAAAGCCTGAAGAAGCTGCTGGTGGCCCTGCCGCATAACACATATCTATAGTAAAAACTCAAAAAATACATAGTTATTGAGTACTTTTCCTGACTACGGCATAAGTAAGTCTACACAAAGCCATTTGTATTCAGGAGAAATTTTCAATGGATAATAAAAAATACGAAAAGTTAATCAATCTAGTGATTAACGAAAATGAAGAACAAGCCCGTGAGCTATTCCACGAAATCGTTGTAGAAAAGTCAAGAGAAATCTTTGAGTCAATTATGGCCGATGATGACGATATGACAGATGCCGACATGATGGAAGATGACGGCATGGGCGGACAAGTAGGTGATCTACTTGACGAAATCAATGCAGAAGAATCAGGCGTTATGGAAGAAGAAGATGAAGATCTAGACTTCACCGATGGCGACGAAGATATTGAAATCGGCGGCGAAGAAGACTTCGGTGACGAAGAAGGCGGTGAAGAAGTTGAAGACGCTGTAATTCGTATTGAAGACAAGCTAGACCAATTGATGGCCGAATTTGAAGATATCATGGGCGGCGGCGCTGGCGAAGAAGAATTCGGCGGCGAAGAAGACTTCGGTGACGAAGAAGGCGGCGATGACATGGACTTCGGTGACGAAGGCGATGACGAAGAAGCTATGATGGAAGCTGTACAGCTTAAGAAGGTTTCTGTAACTCACGGCGACAACGGCGTACAAACAAAGAGCCCAGGACTGCAAGGTTCAGGTCAAGCAGGAATGGACAGTCACCCAGTGAAGTTCAGCGGCGCAAGCGAAGCAGTTCCTACTTCACCTAAGGCTCCAAGCAACTTCTACTCAAAGGGTGAAACATCTGTAAAGGGTGCAGGAAACTTCAAGAACAGTCCAGGTAAGGATAACTTCAAGGACAAGGGCGAAGCAGCTCCTAAGCCAAAGCACGGTGATGACGGTTCAAACGCCAAAAGCCCAGTAGCAGAGTCACGTAGACCTGCTCGTAGACCAATTCGCTAAGGAATACTGAGAGAATGGCTTTGTATCTCAGAGAAAATCTAACGTTTGACCGCGCAAATATGGTGGTTGAATCAATTCGTGAAGAAGGCGCTGATTTTAAGACCCTCTACATGAAGGGGATTTTCATTCAGGGCGGGGTAAAGAACGCAAATGAGCGTGTTTACCCCGTCAATGAAATTGAAACCGCTGTAGATACATTAAACAAGCAAATCTCAGAAGGCTACTCAGTTTTGGGTGAAGTTGACCACCCAGATGATCTTAAAATCAATCTAGACCGTGTATCTCACATGATTACAAGCATGTGGATGGACGGCGCTAATGGTTACGGAAAACTAAAAATTCTTCCTACTCCAATGGGTCAACTCGTAAGAACTATGTTGGAGTCAGGAGTAAAGCTAGGTGTTTCTAGTCGTGGATCAGGTAATGTAAACGACATGGATGGTAGAGTCAGTGATTTTGAAATCATCACTGTTGATATCGTCGCCCAGCCTAGCGCACCAAACGCATATCCCAAAGCAATTTATGAAAGTCTCATGAACATGAAGCACGGACATAAGATGTTAGAGATTGCTAAGGAAGCTCAGGGTGACAAAAGAGTACAACGATTCCTTGGTGAGGAAGTAAAGCGTCTCATCAATGAACTTAAGATATAAAAAAGGAATCAAACAAATGTTAGATGCTATTAAGCCATTACTTGAAAGCGGACTAATCAACGAAGATATCGGGATTCAGTTAAACGAAGCCTGGGAAGTTAAGTTGAATGAAGCTCGTGAACAAGTACGTGCAGAACTCCGTGAGGAATTTGCACAACGTTACGAACATGATCGTACTGTGATGGTTGAAGCTCTTGACAAGATGATGACTGAAAATCTTTCAGAAGAAATTGCAGAATTTCGTGCTGAAAGACAAGCAATGAATGAAGAAAGAGTACAAGCACAGCTTAAGCTACGTGAAAACGCAACTAAGTTCAATGACTTCATGGTTACTAAACTAGCCGAAGAAATCCGTGAACTACGTACAGATCGCAAGGCTCAGATGGAAGGTCAAGCAAAACTTGAGAAATTCATCGTACATGCTCTAGCCAGAGAAATTAAAGAATTCTCACAGGATAGACAAGCTGTTGTTGAAGCTAAGGTTCAACTCGTTGCTGAAGGTCGCAAGCAATTGGAAGCACTCAAGGCAAGATTTATTGCTGAAAGTGCTAAAAAAGTTAGCGGTCTAGTCGGAACTCACCTCAAGAGTGAACTTTCACAACTCAAAGAAGATATCCAATCTGCTAGAGAAAATAACTTTGGACGTAAGTTGTTTGAAGCTTTTGCTAGCGAATTCTCAGTAACTTATCTAAATGATAAGGCTGAAACTCGCAATATTATGCAACAGCTTGAAGCAAAAGACAGACAGCTAGCGGAAGCTACAGCTAAGCTAAACAATGCAGCAAAGCTTGTAGAATCAAAGGATCGTGAAGTCAGAATTATTAAAGAATCAACTCAGAGAGCTAAGGTTATGAATGAACTTCTATCCCCACTCAATGAGGAGAAGAAGCAAGTAATGAAGACTTTGTTAGAAAGCGTGCAGACACCCCGTCTACACCACGCTTTTGATAAGTATCTACCAGCCGTTCTCAATACAGGTTCAACAGAAGCAATTACTGAAAAGAAGACTTCTGTTAAATCGGTTATTGTAGAAGCAACTGGTGATAAAACTGCCACTAAAAAGACAACTGAAGTAGATGACACTATCGTAGATAATGTAATTGATATCAAGCGTTTGGCAGGGCTTTAATTTAAAAAGACATATTAGGAGAATTATACATGTCAAAAGTACTTTTAGAAAGCCGTTGGGACGAAACTAAGGGCGCCCTGCTTGAAGGCTTAAAGGGCAATCGTCGCTCAACAATGGGTGTATTGCTAGAAAACACCAAGAAGCAACTACTTGCTGAATCTTCAGCCGGTACCACAACTGCAGGTAATATCGCAACCCTTAACCGCGTTATTCTTCCTGTAATTCGTCGTGTTATGCCGACAGTTATTGCTAACGAACTAGTTGGTGTGCAGCCAATGACCGGCCCAGTTGGTCAGATTCACACTCTACGTGTTCGCTATGCAAATAGCTTGACCGACACTTCAGCAGCACAGACTTCTGTAACTGCTGGTGAAGAAGCTCTATCACCATTCAAGATTGCACAGGCATATTCTCGTGTACCATCAGGCGCTACAACAACTGATGCTT